ATTCTTTAGTTGCACCTGATAGAAATTGAAGGAATCCTTGTAAAGACAAGGTTACTGCTAATAGTTTTGCATAACCAACAATTGCCAAAATACCAGAACCAAGAACCATCAAAAGTGGTTGTAGTGCTTTTAATACCTCAGCAATTTTAATAAATGCTCTTACGGCTTTTTCAGCAAGAGCAATGGTACCAGCAAAGGCATCAACAATATCATTCTGGTTCATTCTGATAAATTTGTCAAAAGCAGGAAAAACATCATTTTCCAAACGATCTACAAGTTTTTCAAGTACTGGAATTAAAGCGTATCCAACTCTTTCTGTTACTTGATTAAATCTTAATCTTAGTGTTGTTAGTTTACCTGCAAAGGTATTTGCTGCTGCCTCAGCCTGCCCTTTTGTTATTGCTGCTAATTCTTCTTGTGCTTTTGTAAAATCTTTTGCCTTAACGGTTGCAGCAGAAAGAGGTAATCCTAATTTTGTAAGAGCACCAAACTGACCATTGTATGCTTTGGAAAGTGCCATTGAAACGGCACCCAAATCTTTCCCACTTGCTGCGGAAATATCTGTGGCCAAAGAAAGTAATCCTTGTGCCCTGCTTAGGTTTCCTGTTCCTTGTACTAATGTCTTTAATGCAGGAATTAATTCTTCATTATCAATTGCTACCTGCAATTCAAGGCTATCTAAAAATGCAGCATTGGCTGCTATGGCTTCTTGTGTTGCTCCAGTTGTGTTTCTAAGGGCTGTGGCTAATGATGCTTGAGCCTTTTGATCTTCCATGGCTCCTTGAACAGCATCTTTTCCAAGTTTAACTGCAAGACCAGCAGTAGCAACTGCAGCAAGGCCAGTAGCCTTTAGAGCATTTTTGCCCATCTGATCAAACTTTTTAGTAAGTTTTGCTAAATCTTTTTGAGCAGCCTTACTACCTTTGTCAGAGTACTGAGAGAGGATTCTTGCAATTACTGCACCTGTAGCCATTTTATGAATCCCTCCTCATATTTAAATTCTTTTGTAATACTTCTTTAGCCCTATCAAGGGCTTGTGACACATTGCTAACAATTCTGTCTTTATTTTTATCCACAGATTTCCAGATTAAGCGAGATGCTTTTCCTTCTTTGCCTTCAATGTTACTAATAAAAGTTCCAGTTCCTTCTGATGTTCTACCTGCTAATTCATAAATAGCACCTGCTGCTGATTTATTTCTTAGTGCACCAGCAGAAGTAGTATATCCTTTTGCCCTGTTAACTTTTCCTTCAGCCTTAGATGAACTTATTCCAGCCCTAATAACGCTTTGATCCCATGCAGGCCAACCAGCACCACCACGAGAGCGAGGGTTGCGAGCAGGTTGAGTATTCCAGCCACTAAGTGGTGGCTTAGAAGCGACAAAGCCTTGGGCATCTTGTTTAGCCTTACGCAATTCAGAATTAATAACTTTGTTAAATTCTTTAACTGCATCTTTGTCAAATTTTTTCAATGCTGCAAGTGTTTCCTTTACTCCAGTCAACACTATAACATCATTGCTCATTTCCTGCTCGCTTCCTTTGCTTTTTGCTTTAGATAAATAACAATTGCTTCAAGTATACCTTCTGGTGCTTCAAGCAAATCGTTTGGAGATATCCCTGTCTCCACAGAAACCATTGCTACCGTATAGGTTAGGCTGTCTCTGTGGATTCGGAATTTGGGTCATTTGCTAACTCCACTGATTCAAGTGTGTCAAGAAACGCATCTCCAAAAGGCTTTGGTGCCTTACCAGCATCCTTCAATGCACCATGTGCAAGGTAGTAGATGTGCTCTAACTTTTGATCTTCTGTAAGTAACTTAGCAAAGCCCTTATTGAACTTATTTTCAAAGGCAACAATAGTCTTTGGGCGAATAGAATATACGCCTTCTTCACCATCTGTTGTTCTGACTTTTATGAATAATCCATCCATTATTTTTACCCCTTCAAGGTTATGATGTAAATTTATTTATATCTCCGTAAATAGGCCAAGTTACTCGTGCTGTTGATAATTCACCAACACCACCATTTAACGAGGTCCATTCGGAAATTGTAATCTCAAATTCGTATCTGGGATTTTGAGCACTTGTAATAGAACTGCCTTTTGGCTTTATTTTGCAATAAGCAATTCCTCCTACAAGTGGAGCGATTGTATCTTCTACTGAGTTATTATCAAAATCCTGCAAAAAGTCAAAACTTACACTATTATTTGCAAGTCCTGCTAATTGTCGTTTTGATACATCACCAAGAACCGTAGTTTCAAAAAGATCATGTACAGTGCTTAACTGAACTGATGAAACATGGTCACTTAAGTCTACCACAGTTCCTGAACTTGGTCCAATTTGTACTGACACATCAGTTAAAACTATGATTGCCATGATTGATTAAGCAGTCACTCTAACGATTTGACCTGAAACTGGCCATGTTACAGAAACAGTTGAAAGTTCTCCAACTGCACCATTTAGTGGTGTCCATTCTGAAATCAAAACCTGTCCAGCCTTTGTTGCACCAGAACCTGATGCATCTGCCTTGTAAGCAGGGTTAGTTACTGAAACTGCTGCAGAAGTTGGCTTGATTACGATGTTTGCTAATTGACCAATGCCAATTGCATCAATAATTTGTTCCATTGCTCCTGAAGCGAAGTCATTGTGAAATTCAAGGGCTATGGAGTGATCCTTAAGTCCTGAAGTTCTTGTTCTTGCACCAACTGGGCCAAATGCAGTGGTCTCAACCACATCTTCTGGCGTATTGATTGTAACTGACGAAATGTATTCACCAATATCGCCAGTAGGGCCTGATGTAGCCCATAGTTTTACATCAACATCTGTAAGTACTATTCTTGCCATTGTTATTTATCTCCTTGTTCATTGTTATCTGATTTAAAAACAAATGCTTTAGGTTCTTCCTTCTGCACTTGTGGTACTGCTTGCTGTACTTTTGATACAGCATCTGCTTCTTTCAACTTACCTGATTGAAGATACTTTTGGATATTAGCACCCACATCAAGTAATTCTTTTTCTGTAATCTTGGCACCAGGCTCCTTGCCATAGAGTGCTGTTGAAGTTACTACATATTCCATTGTTTCTCCTTATCCCCAAATTGTGAGGTTGTAACGGTAAGATAAAAATGTTTGATCTCCAGTTTGATAAGTACCACTTTCAGCACTTATAACTCTTAGAGTATTAACAAGTCCACCTAATGATCTGTCTGACTCTAAAGCAGTTTTGATTGAACCATTACCACTTCCAGCCAAAAGAAGATCAAGTTTTTCTTGTCCACTTCTCTCTGATATTCTTTGTACAATCACATAAACATCAACAGAAGCCTGATCCAGACCTCTTTGGTTATCAATGTCAAATGTGAAATCTAATTGTCCTACTATTGCACATGGTGGCACAATAACATCTGGAATCAAGTCATATGTTCTGAGTCCTGAAATTGTTTGTAGGTTCTTTTTTAACTCATCTCTTACACCATTAATATTGGAGATAGCCATTAGAATGCCAATCCAAAGTTTCTACGATAAGTCTTTAATAGCATCTCAACATCTGGATCAAGGCGAGAATTGAGACGAACTGTTCCTAATTCTACAGAGCCTGCAATGCCAAATGGAGATTGCTTTCTAATAAATAATCTTGCTGCTTGTATTTTACAAGCAAGTTCTACTTCGTAAGGAATTGAGGACCAACCCCAAACTCCAGTTATTTTTACTGTCTGAGGAAAGAAGTAAGGAAAGACATATGTCTGAATTGCTAATAGTCTGGTTACTGGCTTGCCTGTTTCTGGGTTATTTACTGGCTCATACATAACATCTGTATCTAAATTCCATATCTGTGTAAATGGTCCAGATTGATTTGCTCTTGATGCTATCTCTGTTGGTTGAATAAGGTCATCTATTTCTAAATACCACGGATTTACAGGCGTATAGTATTTTACTACTGGAGAAGCAAGTGTTCCTTCTTGATAGAAAGACCTCTGGCAATAGTCATCAATCATACGGCTTGCAGCAAGAATCGCCATTTGGATTTCATTATCATCCAGGCTGTCTTCAATTTGAAGGCTGTTTCTTACATCTGCCAATGTCGTGTAGACATTATTAGGCTGCACACTTTGACTAAGCGTAGGTTTCATCTAATCCTCTTCTCCAATTTAGGCAACATAGCCTTCTCCGTTTTAGGAGTAGCCGTTGCTGTTTCTTTCTTGATTTTAAAAATCTTTTTAATTCTTTTCATAACTCCCCTTTTAAAAAGAGTAGGCCCAAATGCGGGGTTCATCCAGGCCTACTCTCCCTTAGATTACTCTAAGTATTGCATAGAATTAACTATGCAAATCTAACTTAGAATGTAGGTGTTACAAGACCAGTTCCTGAGATCTTTGAGAATGCTGCAGGGTAACGGCCAGCAGTTGCTGCTGCGTATCCGTATACGACTGACTTGATTGTCAATGATCCAGCACCTGTTGCATCAAAGTTCAATGCGAATGGTGATCCAGCCTGCTCCCATAGATGGAATTCTGGTGCAGTTACGCAATAAATTTCATCCTGGTTAGTTCCAGCACCTGCTGTTGTTGTAACATTTGCGTCTGCAACGATTGGTAGACCCATCAATGAGTAACCTGAGTTACCGTAGAATGCCTGACCTGCACCTGCTGCGAATGCGTTCATTGGTCCGTTTAGTGTTGGAACAACGAGTGGACGACCTGCTGTATCTACTGCTGCGAGTAGGAATGCAAGACGGCGTGGGTGCATGATCCAGTGTGTAGGATTCATGAATGCGCCAGTCTGTACCTTCTGGTAAGCGTCAGCCAACTTTGGATATAGTTCAGCAACTGTTGGTGATGCATCTGTGTATGTTACAGATCCAATTCCAACTGTGTTTGAAAGACCAAGGATAGAGCCTGATGTTCCGTCACCGTTAAGGATCTGATCATCAAGTGTTGTGTGCCATCCACGGATCAAGTCCTGGATGATGAATGAGTCAATACCTGTACCACGCTCAATAGCCTGCTTTGAGATATCCTGTTGTCCTGCGATTGTACGAACATTCACAGTCAATAGTGTATCGTCAGCATTTGTCTCTGAGATAGCATCATTTTCAGCAGCCTGAACTGCAGTTGATGTACCAGTTGTCATGCGTGAGATATTTAGTGTCATACCTGCTGGAGGCAAGACCATCTTGTTTGTTGCAAAGTCTGCTGTTGGGCGACCTGCACGAGCAAGAGGTGCTGCAAGATCAACGAGGTACTGAGGAATTACAAGACCAGCAAAGTTGCCAGTTCCTACATCACGACGCTCAATCTCTTCTTCACGAGTGTGACGAGCCAAACGCTCTGCTGCTGCATAGTCATTGCTGAACTTTGCTGCAAATGCATCCTTAACGAATGATGCGTCTGATTGTGGTGTATATGTACGAGCCTCAGAAATTACCTTTGCTCCGCCAACCTTTGGCATTGCAACATCAGCAACTGCTGATCGTGCTTCTGCAGCCTTTGCATCTGCTGCTGCCTGTGCAGTCAACTTTTCAATCTTTGAATCAAGTGAGCGTGACTCTTCAACAAGGGCATCAACCTTTGCTGATTCATCATTTGTAAGGTCTGTACGATTCTCTGCAGCAACTGCCTCAAGAATAGCATCCATTTCAACCTTAACTGCATCACGGCGTTCAATTACTTTGTCTAAATAAGACATTTGTTGTTCTCCTTTTGTGAGTTATGTTAATGTGAGGTGGTGGTTATGGATTTCACGACGCTTACGGGTGTGAGCCTAACTCCGACTTCTACCTATCTTGTTAGACAGGAATATTACTTTATTGTGTTTCTTTTTGCTTGTGCCAAGCGTAAAGACATTGATCTTGGCATATTATCTGGTAGGAAGTTTAGAACTGATGGATGATCTCCAACAATCTTTCCACCTTGTCCAGGAACATCTACTACATCTATAACATTAGCAGAGTTTTCTAATTCTTGATCTTCAACTTCTTCTAATGGAGATTCAGACTCTTCTTCTTCTGATTCCACTCCATTATTACCAAGTAGTGCACCCATAACTTCTACAGCCTTCATGACATATTCATGACCCTCTGTTAAGTCTCCAAAGATGCTCTCTAATACTAATAATGAGTCGCCACTTACTTCTCTGCCTTCTTTTATTTCAGCAATGGCTCTCTTAATGGCTTCTCTTGCTTCTACTGAAGTTGCTGGGTATGCAGGATATGTAACGATTGATA